AGAGATCAACCAATGAGTTTGAAAGCATTTGGTGAAGAAACTGGTCTTGTTCTAGAGCAAGCTGGCATAAAACAGTCTCTCGACAGATTAGTAGAATTGGGACTTCTTAACAAAAGATCTACAAAACTGGGAGTCGGAGATGAAATATACGAAAAAACTATTCGTTTAGATTCTCCTGAAGCAATAGAGGTTTTACGAGAAACCGGAATGAAGGTTGGAATAAGCGGTGCGGCGAGTGGAAACAATGTAGTTTTTGGTTTAAAAGGTTTTGATAATCAGGTCGATGACATCATTACTTATGACAATCAAATTGCACAAAAGATTGCTAAATCAACTGGGCTTAATCCTTCAGCTGCTGTTAAAACTCCCATGCAAAAAGCAGTGATAGCTGCAGCTCGTCAAACAACTTCAGCTAACGAACTAGTAGAAGTAACTATTCAAGGTCAATTAGATTCTCTAGCAAAGGGCAAATTTGGACAACTTCCTGTAAAAATTGATGATGACGGTTTTGTTATAGGGAAATCATTGGACGGTAAAACAGAAAAGAACTTTAGCCTACTTTGGCAAGATTTGTTTTCTATACCAGCTGATCAAATAAACAAACAGTTTAAAAGTTTAGGGATTATGTTAGACGATCAAGCACTTGAGTACATCAGGCGCTACCAAAAAATCGTTGACGAGATGGAAAATTTAAGGGTTGAAAACGGATTGCAATCCCTAAGTAAAGATCGGAACGGATGGAACTACATCCCTCGTCAGGTTACTTCTATTGACGAAATTACTTTGCTTAAAAAATCTAACCCTCACAATCAAAGACATTGGGAATCAGCAACTGAAGCTCGTTTTGGCAGAGCTGATGAAGCCGGGAATATTAAAGAGGTAAAGTACGACATCGATCCTAGGCAAACATTATCCGGTCATATGAGAACAGCCTACAATGAAATTATTGATGAACAACTTAAAAACTACATAGCTAAAAATGTAGAAACTTTTACCCCTACACAAATAGTAGAAAAATTAAATCCGACAATAATAGCTCGTTCTCAAGATGCTACTAATTCTGTTCTTAGAGCAAGGGCTGCAGTAAAACGAGCAAGTCAAAAACTTGCTGGTGCTAAAACACAAATAGACGAATCTTTTGTAATAGACCCGAAAACAGGAAAGGTTTCTAAAAGACCGGGACCTACAAAACTATCTAAGGAACAGAAAACATTACTAAATAACATTAAAGGTTTGCAGGATGAATTAGCAGAAGCAACAGAGGCACTTGGAAAAGCAAAAGGAGAATTTAATTCTGCAAGGTTAGCTAGAAAACTTGCTTTAGAAAAAGCTAGAAAAGCCGAGTTACAACCCGGAAAACTTTTCGGGGAAATGGCAGATGAAAGTATTCCTGTAAAAGAATGGCGTGGACAAATATTTAAATTAGAAGATTATAAAGAGCTTGAAAAAGGGATACAAAAAACTATAGGTAATGCTCCTGCGTTTTCCAAAGCGATTGGTAGAGTAGCAGATCAGGCTAGATGGTTACAGGCAACAATGGACTTTGGTGCGCCGTTTATTCAGGGGTTACCAATACTCGCACGAAACCCTTACCGATGGACAAAGGCAACTGTTCAACATTACAGGGCTTGGTTAGACCCACAAACTCAAGCAAAGTATATCGAGGATAATTTTGAAACTTTTGCGGAGATGGCACAGAACGGTATCCCTATCGGAGATGTTGAGTTCTTTGCAGCTATGCAACAGGGGCGTGGTATTCCGATAACCAAAGTATTAGATATCATTCCTAAAGAAGAGGGTGATGTGATGATGGGAAGACTGTTTGGAGATGTTGGACAGGTATTAGATAGAGGCATAGCAAAAACTGACATTGGCAAAAGAGCTGCAGCTACTAGAAAAGGAATTCAATATGGAAACAAACAATTCATGGGGCGTTTTCAAAATTCTTACAGTATGTTTTTAGCTTATAACAGAGCCGAATTGTTTAAATCATTAAAGACTACTTGGACTAAGCCGGGGATGGTTTCTAAAGAAGGCAGTATTCCTGAATTAGCTAACTACATAAACAACTTAACCGGAGGATTGGATGTTAAAGGGTTAGGTGTTAGTTCTTCTTTAAGAGAACTTGAAAGTACTTGGTTAGCATTTTCACCTAGGTTGCTGAGATCAACCAGCAGTTTAATGGCTGACGCTATAGTGGCAATCCCTAATATTGCAAGGGGTAAGGCTACCCGTAGACAAGTTCAATCATTAAGATCTGTAGGTCAAACTGTACTCGCAACTCAGGCTCTTGCAGCAGGTGCTGTTGTAGCTCACGGTATGGCAAAAGGCGACAGTTATGAAAAAATTGTTGAGGATGTAGCGATTTCACAAAATCCATTGTCGGGGAAAAGATATCTCAGTATTGAAATAGACGGTCAGCACTACGGAGTTGGTGGTCAAATTAGAGCCTTAACTCAGTTAATGACAGGACTTGCTGCAGCTGTTGAGGATCCAACTGTATTTAAAGATATGGATATACAAGAAAATCCTATTCTAAGATTTATGGCTAGCAGAGGCGCTCAAGGTGTAAGGATTACACAAACATTAGTTGAGGGAGTAACACCTCTAGACGCTAATCCATACGAGGAAATTGAAGGCGGTATAGACCTTGGGTATCATTTGTTTACAGACTCTCTACCATTTTTCTTACAGGGAATTATGGAAGGTGACAGTGTCGGTGGAATGGTTGCCGGAATGAGTGGAATGAGAACCAGTCCATCAACAGCATCTGATGATTTCAATAGAGTTATGGAACAAGAGTTCAGAAATCAAACTGAAGAAACACTTAAAGAGTACGGTCACACTCATGGAGACATATACAAACTTAATGATAGTTACCCAAGACAAGCTAAAGATATGAACTCTGATTTGAGAGCGAAATTGATTAGCGAAAGTGAGGAGCTGCAACAACTACAAAAAGACAAACAAGACGAAAGGATGGAAAGAGGCAGTGTAACTGGCGCTTACATAGAAGAAAAAGATAATGCAAAGAAAAACAGAGACGACATTATTACTAAAGCAACTACCGATGTTGGAATAGGAGAAAACCTCAGAGAAATTATTTCTAAAGAGTATCAAAAATATGTAAGAAATGTAGAAGAAATAGACGGCAAGCCTGTATACCAAGATATGCAGGAATTCTTTGATGAACAAGAAGCTAGTGAAAACGAATACAACCTTGCGTTGGAAAAATACTTTGAAATTTTAGAGGCAGATCCCCCTCTCGATGATCCTATTTGGGGATACGATTTCAGAGAGCGAGAAAGAAGGCTAGAGGCGATGCGTGAAGACCCTGAGATGGCTGATCATGTAGACAGAATTATTGAAGATGTTAGAAATAACGCACTCCCTGTTGTCCAAGACCTAAACAAAGACCGGGATCAAATGAAAGATTATTTCGGTGTATTAGATAAAGAGATCGACAGAAGAGGATTTTTAGATCGATATGAAATCTATAAAAAACAAGACTCGGATACTAGAGACGCTATGCAGGAAGGAGCTGTCGAAAACAGTAATGTTTCATGGAGTCGGCAGGATAGTAGGAATCTAAGGCGTATTCTTGAAAGAACTAAAGAAATAAAACAGGAGATGCGTGAAGATAGTTTGTTGTTAGATGCCCTTCTTTGGAAGTGGGAGTACACAGGAACTCCGGTAAACAGGAAATTCAAAAGAATTCTCAGAAGACTTAAAAGAGAATATCAGGGTGTTACTACAGGAAACAGAGGAGAAGTTACAAGGTATCTTCAAGCGGAGGGACTTAATTGGTAACAACTGAAACAGGTATCAGATGTCCCGGATGCAATAAGAAGATTGCAGAAAAACTATACGGAGAGTTATGGACAAGGTGTGTGAGATGCAAGAAAAGTATTCACATTCGCTTTGACAGAAATGGATATAAGGTTTTAGACTAAGAGCAAAATTAAATAAAGTTACAGTGCGCAAGTCGCCATGAGTTCAACTCAGGCGGCTTTTTTTTTGTTTTAAAAAAGGGGTAGTAAATGACATTACAGGACTCGACAGCAGGATTTGATGAACCAGTACAACCTAGTACAAATGGAACAGGCGACCTTGCTCCACCGAATGAAACTGCAGCTCCCTCGGCAGAGGCAGACCCAGTGACATCACAAGAGCAACAACCCACCATGGAATCCCTGCAACAGCAGATTCAACAGATGCGTAATGACCTTGAAAAAGGTAATAAGGATTACTCCGCTCTCAATGGCAGATACAAGAAAGCCATAGAAGAGAAATCATCTACGGATGAAATTGCTGACTCGATTGCAGCTCTGACAGGAACAGTCAATGCCTTAATACGGCATCAGGCTACTCAGGATGAGCAAGTGTTAGCTGAGGAGCTTGAGAAAGTTCAGGCAGACACAGTGAACAGAACATCGAGCAGATCCTTTACAAACGCATCAGCTGAAATGGTTCGTGAGATAAGAGACACAGTTGAAGAACTGGGACTCAACCTTGAACAATCCGAAGAACTCAGTGACTTCAGGGCTTTGTGGACACCAGCCTATCAAAATAATGATGTCTCAGGACTATATGCAGCATACGCAGAATTCTTGAAAGTCGCTAGGCGATTGGAGAGAACTAAGCGTGAAACTGAGGTTGAAGAAACTCGAAGGACGGCAGATGAAGAGAGGCGAAAGCAGAACGAGGAACTTGGCATAAACGACTTGGATTCAGGTGTAGGTATGCCAGTATCTCCCAATGGCAACTCTTTACTTACTAGACTTGGAAATTCTGAGACTTCAGTTACTAGAGAAGAAATAGCACAAGCTGCCGAGCAAATGCACAAGCTCGGAATTAGATTTTAAAAGGAGAAACACATGGCATCGGGAAATACCGTCACTGATTCTCTTTCGGATTCACTACCTTCGATGATTGCATCTGCAAGAATTGTGAGAGAGTTCGCAGGAGTAATGCCTAACCTTGTTGACCGACAAAGGTTAGACGAAAACACAGGAACAACTTGGAATGAGGTTAGCATGGCTAAACTCAATGCTCAGGCAGTTTCTGAAAACACAGAACTAGACAACCCACAACAAATGGAAGACACACTTTTTAGTGTTACTCCAACAGTTATTGGCGTACATACAGTCATAACTGACAGGGTTGCATTAAGAATTAGTGCGAATGCTTATGCCCAAACAGGGTCATTGGCACAGAACGCTATTGAAAGAAAGAAAGACCAAGACGGACTTACAGCAATAGATGGAGCTACTACAGCTCTTGGTGCTGCAGGAAACGGATTGGACTCAGGTGAAATTGCTGCTGCAGCTTACAGGATAACTTCTAATACAACAGAACCAGCTCCTGCTAATGCTCCAATTAACGCAGTATTTCATGGTTTTCAGTTGAAAGACATTGATGATGAATTAATCGCTGCTGCAATTGACCAAACAGGTGGCGCACCTCTAACTGCAGGTGTAGCTGTTGAGGCTTACCAAAACAGATACAGAGGAACTATTGCTGGGGCAAGACTTTATGAAGATGGAAACCTTACTATCGACTCTTCTGACGATGCTAAAGGTGGAGTTTTCTCAATGATGGCTTTGGTGTTAGTAGAAGGTCGATCACCTTACATGGAAACTAAGAGATTACCCGAGCTTGGTGGCGGAGCTACAGCAATTTTTCACTATGATGAATTTGCATATGCAGAAAGATCAGCTGGGAACTGGTTGTATGAAGTTATTGCAGACGCAACAGCTCCAACCAGCTAATGAATGAAAGAAGAAGGATTTGGTCAGATAAGCATGGACCAATTCCAAAGGGGTGGGTCGTTCATAACATGAACGGCAATATGGGGGATAACAGGTTAGAGAACCTAGCTTGTATCCCTCGTAAAACAGAACACATAAATGAAGTTATCGCTCCCTATAGGAAGCGAATCAAAAAATTAGAGCTAAAGCTCGAGGAGAAATAGATGGCTACAGTACAAGGAGCAAACGGAAGAATTGAAATGTTTGAAGACTTTCTTGCAGGCGAAGACATTGTTGCTAACACAGCAGTGGGCAGGTCATTTGGTGGTTCAGGATTCAGAGTAATAGGACAGGGGTCTGAAGACACAGACTCAGGTATTACTGTTTTAGAATCTGATGGTCTTAATGGAGTCGGAGATTTTACTACTACCAACGAAGCAGAACACACCATTGCCCTAACAACAGGAAAAGTTTTTGATGTAGGGAAAATGGGAACAATAGTAGCTGAAATTAGAGTGCAATTTGCTGATCTTGATACCAAAGCATTTTATTTTGGGTTTACCGATGTTAACGGAGATACAGCAATACTAGAAGGCGAAAATATCAGGGCAAATGCTTCTGACGCTTTAGTGATAGACCTTACTGCATCTGACTTATGTGGATTTTTTCTGTCTGCTGAATTAACAGATGACGAGGATTGGCACATGGTATACAACGGAGGCACAACTACTGGAGAAACAACAGCAGCAAGTATTGATGCTGATGATGATGCAGTAGCTGGAGAGTTTCAGGTACTTCGTTTAGAAATTGCTAATAACGGCACAGCAAGATGGTACATAGATGGGGTTCTAAAGCAGACAAAAACAGGGGCTATTTCTACAAGCACAGATGTTGCTCTTATCGCTATGCTAGAGGCAAAAACTGCTTCTATTGAACACGCCTATGTTGACTATTTGTATATATCAGCAAACCGAGACTGGACTGTCTAGGAGAGTAAATGGTTTCTAGGATTGAATTAAATCAAACCGAAATCAGTGGGAATGAGCGTTGCTATTACCTAGCCGAGTTTAATAGGAACGCTCATGACTATTCAGGCTCTAGAAGATATCAAACTATTACTGTTATTCGTAATGACAGGAAGATGAAATTTGAAAGAGACATGGGTGATGCGAGATTGTTCGGTGAGGAATTTCAATTAATCTGTGGCGTTCCAAATGGCAAAGGTGGGGGCGAAGCACTTTACACAGTTGATGAGGCTTTAAGAATGGCTCAGGACATGAACCTGAAGCCACCACCCAAGACAGAGAGAAAACCAAAGGATCTCAAAAAGATGTATTGGGACAACATAGAAGAAAGAAACAAGTGGAAACGAGGGACTAGTGTATTTGGTCCTAAGTTCAAAAAGGAGCGAACCTGATGGTAGAGAATGTTCAACCAGTAGAAGAAATGATAAGAGACGCAGAAGTTGCAGAGGAACCCGGAGATATAAAGCAAGGTGCAGTAGTTGGAAATTCTAACGGGATGGCAATGACAGCTTCTGAACTTTCAAGTGCCGGGTGGGTATATGTATACAGCACTAGAACTGGAGACAGGTCTACTGTAAACAGAAATATGCTAGATCAACAGCTACGGAAAAAATTTGAAGATGGATCTTATGCATTTACTACAAGAAAACCTGAAGGTATTGAACCGGCTAAAGGGAAAATCAAGTGTATGTTGCACAAAGATGATCCTAACAGAGGCTTATATGACACATGGGGTCTTCCCTATTGCAGAAAGTCAAACATCGTAGCTTCTCACGATTTGAGAGTCCACATGGAAAAGCGCCACAGAAGAGAGTGGGCAACCATAGATGGCGAAAGACAGGAGATAGAGAGGCAAGAGGAAAAGGCAAAAGAGAATCAGTTAGCAGAAGCTATCAGATTACTTGCCGAATCAAACACAGCAAGCAATAACAGGAGAACTAATAATGGCGAAAAATAATTTTTCTCCTATACCCAATTCTTTAGTTACTCACGCAGTAACAGACTCAGCAACATCGCTGACTGTGCCTGACCAAGCCAACTACGCTGAGGGCTATGTCAGAACTAACAGTGTTACTGAAACTCGTGATGGAACTGCTCCTACAAATACTAAAGGTAGGACTTGGGCAGCAGGAGACATAATAGTTTTAAGATCAAGAGATGAAGTTGTGCAGTTCCAAGTCATAAGGCAGAACGATTCCAACGCTGCCACTATAGATTTTGAATTTTGGAATAAAATCCCGGGGATGAATTAAGATGGCGGGCGTATTATTGCCGGGAAGCGCTAGACCGGGTGGTGGCGACATTGAAGGCGTAACAGCTGGAGATGGATTGTCAGGTGGTGGATCTAGTGGTTCTGTAACTGTAACACTCGATCTTAATGAGCTGACAGCAGCAGCAGTTGCTGATGGTGACTTCATTGCAATAATTGATGCTAATGATTCCAATGCTTCAAGAAAAGAAGCAGTCGCCGACTTAGCTACTTTATTCGCAGGTACTGGGTTAACAGCTTCTAGTTCTGTGATTTCTGTAGACGATAGTACTGCATCTGCCAAAGGTGCTGTTATTGTCGCAGGTGGTGATGGAGCTGCTGTAAGTTACAGCTCAGGTACAGCAACAGTTGCAGTAGATTTAGGTACTAATCCCGGATTAGAAATAGCCAGTAACAAACTACAGATAGCTAAAGGTATCAGCCAACACGATGTGGCTCAATTTGCAGCAGGTGTAGTAGACGATGACTTCCTTAGAGTTGATGGAACTACTATAGAAGGTAGAAGTGCTTCTGAAGTTTTATCAGACATTTCTGCAGCTCCTGCAGCAGGTAGTGCAAACATATTAACTACAGGTGCATTGGATTCAGGATCTATCACATCAGGATTCGGTGCTATC